ATGTGATGACCGCACCGACTCCTGCGGCTATCCGCTCGCTTATCAAGGAGTGGTCGGAGGCGTACAAGCCTCACACGGTGATTGTTGAGTCGAACGCTTTCCAGTTGTTCTTGACTCAGGACGAAGAGATCCGCAGTTACCTCGCATCGAGGGGTATTGCGTACCGACCCCATCACACGAACAACAACAAGACCGACCCTGAGTTTGGTGTTGCATCCCTGGCCCCCCTGTTTGGCACAAAAATCAAGCGGGAGGGCCAGGAGTCCACCAAGCACGCTGGCGACAACCTGATCGAGTTGCCGGATTCTTCACGAAGTGAGCATGTGAAGAAACTGATCGAGCAGTTGGTTACTTGGCAGCCGGGTGTTCGCGGGAAGAACTTGAAGATGGACACGGTGATGGCGCTGTGGTTCTGCGAGATCGTCGCCCGCGAAGTTCTGTACCAATCGTCTGGCGTATCAAAGTTCGTGAAGAACGAGTTCGCTTCTCGCGGAGATGTTGATTCACGGTATGTCATCAATCTTGACGATCTGGCTGCATCGCAGCAGTTCGCACGAGTGTAGGAGGTGAGCGGGTGAGCGGTTACGCTCAACGCTTCGACGCGATCCGCAAAAGGAACGCGGAACGCGATAAGCGAATGCGTGAAGTGGCGCTCATTCGTGCCGGGCACGCCGAGCAGGTGTTCCCTGGTTTGTTCCCTGAGGGAATGTGGTCGCGTCCGATTGTTGCGAACCTGATCGACGTTGTTGCTAAGGACTTGTCCGAGCAGATCGGGGTTATCCCCACCATTACTGCTGCCGGTGATTCAGCATTGGACGATGCTGCCCGGTCGAAAGCGGACAAGCGCACAAAGATCGCTAACTATTACGTTTCGGCTTCCCGCTTGGGTGTGAATCTGATCCGCGCAGCCGATCAACTTGTCACCTACGGGTTCGTTCCCCTTCGCGTGGAACCCAACTTCGCAGAAACCCGCCCCCACATTCATGTGGAGTCGTGCGAGGGTGCGTATTTCGACATTGATCGGTTCGGGAATGTGCTGGCCTACGCTCACCTGTTCCGCCGCAAGGCAGGTGACTTGGCTGCGATGTTCCCTGAGTACGCAGACAAGATCCTCAAGCGGGGCATGTTTGGTAGCACCGACGAATCCAACTTCCTTGAGGTTGTTCGCTGGTACGACAAGGACAACAGCGTCATGTTCCTGCCTGAGCGGGAAGGGCTGACGCTCGCGAAAACGTCAAACATTCTCGGGCGCGTCCCGGTCGCTATCGCGCAGCGCCCGTCCCTCGATGGGGAGAACCGGGGGCAGTTCGATGACGTTCTTCCGGTGTACGCGGCGAAGGCGCGACTCGCGCTGCTGATGATGGAGGCCACGCAGAAGAGTGTCGAGTCTCCGCTGGCTTTGCCGCAAGATGTGACCCAGTTGAGCATCGGTCCTGACTCGGTTATCCGGTCGAACAGCCCCGAAAAGATTCGGCGCGTTCCCCTGGACGTTCCACAGTATGCGTTCGCGGAGAACAACATTCTGTCGGACGAGTTGAAGTTCGGTACTCGTTTCCCTGAGGCCCGAACGGGTCAGATGGATTCCTCGATTGTCACCGGCCAGGGTGTGAAAGCGCTCATGGCTGGCTTCGATGGGCAGATCAAGACCGCGCAGTCGATCCTGGGTGATGCTCTCGGTGAAGCGTTGAGTATCGCGCTCGCCACGGACGAGGCTTACTTCGCTGACACGCAGCGTGAGGTGTCCGGCAGCGCCAATGGTGTCCCGTACAAGTTGAAGTATCGCCCATCTACCGACATTGCCGGTAACTATGGGCTGAACATCGAGTACGGCCTGATGGCGGGACTTGACCCGAACCGTGCGCTGGTGTTTGCGTTGCAGGCACGCGGCGACAAGTTGATTTCTCGCGGCTTCACCCGCCGAAACCTGCCAATAACCATGAATGCCGCCGAAGAAGAGCGTGCTATTGACATGGAAGAGATGCGTGACGCTCTCAAGGCGGGCGTTTCGGCGCTTGCTGCTGCTGTTCCGCAGATGGTGACGCAGGGGCAAGACCCGATTGAGGTCATCGAGAAGATGGCGATGGTCATCAACGAACGCAAGAAGGGCACACCGCTGGAAGATGCGGTGGCGAAAGCATTTGAGAAGCCCGAAGAACCAGAAAATCCCGAAGAAGAACAACAAATGGGCGGAATGCAGCCCGAAATGCAGCCTGGTGGCGCGATGCCCGGCATGGAGCAGGGTCCGCCACCGATGCAGCAGTTACTTGCCGGACTTACAGGGTCGGGCAACCCCGTACTTGCTGGCCGAGTGGTTCGGCAAGTCCCCGCATAAGGAGAAGAAATGGCATTTGGAAAGCAGGGCAAGCCCGGCAAGGCCCCCGTTGGTCAGCCGATCATGCCGAAGAAGAACGGCGGCGGTGTCGTCGGCGGAGGTCAGGTTCACAAGGGTTCGCACCCGAAGGGTGTCGGCGCTGGCGGCAAGAAACTCAAGTAGTCATGGGCGATTACGCAAAGCAAGTAATGGCCACTCGGCGTAAGAAGAAGAACGCCAAGAAGGAAATCCTCAAGGACGACGCTCGTGGTTTCCGCAAGCGCGTTGCTAACGCCAAGCGCATCAAGGGTGAAACAACGGCGAAGGCAAAGGGCATGGCCCGTAACCCCGGCGCTCTTGGCAAGTTGATTGAGGATCAGCAGAGGAAGAAGCCTTACTAATGGCAAAGATGAAAGGCGAGCCACCTAATCGCTCCAAGAACTACAACGACGTATTTACCCCAGGCCAAGTTCAAGAGGGTGGATCACTTGGATACGCAATCGCAAACTTGCTGAGGGGCCTGGCTCGGTCGCAGGCTGGTAAGACTGCAACTAAGTCGCAGTTCCCGAAGAGCAACGTCAAGGTAGTCAAGAAGCCCTCACAAACGGCGCGGCCTGGCGGCCCCAAAAAGAGGCCAGTCACCAAATACCCAGTCAAGAAGGCGGTCAAAAAAGCCGCACCGAAGGTAGCCCCGAAGCGTCGCGAAAAAACACCAGCGGAGATGGAACGCGACATCGAGCGAGCGGCTGCGCGTAAAGGGATGATAGCCAAGAAGAAGGCGCAAGCAGCCAAGATTCGCTCCTCCCGCGAATGGGCGGCAAAGCGTAGTTAGGAAAATATGGCTAGGGGAGAACCACCCAACAGAACGTACACCGCGAAAAGCAGGCGGGAACGGCCCTCTTTTACAACTCGCAAGCCAGAGAAAGACCGCACTTATTCGTCATCATCGACTCCGACATTTGGACCCGGTGGTGGGGGTGCGGCCCAGGCTCGCTTGCAGCAGGATCTCGACAAGATCCTCCCCGCGAAGAGCAAGAGGGATACGTGGTCACGCGCTGCGGAGCAGTTGTACGGCTGGCTAGGCGAACAGGAAACACTCGACGCAGTTGAGCGTGGAGACATTTCACCCGGTTTGGGTGCTGCCATTATTACTGCTGGCGCTGTTCCCCTTCCTGGCGCTAAGGGTGTCGGCAAGGCTGCTGGCGCTGTCGCCAAGGGCGGCAAGAAGGTTGCCGAGAAAGCCGGTCTAAAGCAGACCGTCGGTGAGGCTGTCGGTGAGGCTGGTCAGAAGGCCGCGAACGAAGCCGTTGGGCGTAAGACCCCAAACAAGGCAACGGGTACTGCCGAGGTAAAGGTTCCGAAGTCGAAGCCACCGGAGAACCCTCCAAACCGCGACAACTACAAGCACGCTTCTTCACATTCCCGCGCTGTCAGTAAGTGGCAGCAGAATGTTCGTGCCTGGAATGAGGCCAACCCGAACGACAAGGTTGTGCAGGCCACGCCTGATCGTTTGACGGAGGGGCGCGGTAAGGCTGCGACCGACACCGACCGGCAAATGAAGAAGTCGGAGTCAGAGAAGTCTGGCGAAGAGAAGGCGGTTGTAGCGCAGGGCGACCGGGCCAAGAGCAAGGCCAAGCGCGACGAGCAGAAGGCTGCCGAGCAGCAGGAAACTGATGTTGTCGGCGTTGATCGCAGCCAGGTTTCTGACTTTGTTTCCCGTCGCCGCAAGCAGCGTCGTCAAGCCACCTCTGTCACAACTCAGGGCATGGAAGAGGGCACGGGTTCCGGCGCATCTGTCGCGTTCAAGGACAAGAAAACTGGTGCAGGTAACGAGAGGCGCATTGACGACATTCTCGCCACGATGCGTACGCAGTTGCGTGCCCGTGACCGCTCGCCGGGTGCTGACGACACCATCAGGGTTGATAGCGCTGGCAGGCTAACGCCGTACCAAGACCCGGATCGTTTCACTCGACCGACAGCGTTGCAGGATCAGCGTTCCGAGGTTCAGGCTGCACGGTTTGAGTCTGCTACCGGGCGGAAGATTCCACGCACCCCTGATGCTGTTCGCCGCGAAACGCTGAACCAAGACCCTGGCATTTACAAGCCTGACCCGAATTCACCTGAGGGTCGTTTGCAGGCTCGCGCAACGGCGGAAGAGCAAGCGCAGAAGGCTGACGACCGTACCCGTAACTTGATGGACGGTCAGCGTCTGTCGGGTGAGCCGGGATCGAATAAGCGTGCGCCGGAATATCCGAAGGGGCCGGACTACGACCCGAACTCCACGGCAGACACAGCGTTCGACAACTACTCCCGACCGCAGCCAAGCCTTAGGACAACGCAGGCTGGTGCCGAGCAGAACGTGCGTATTGGTCGCGCCGATGGAACGGTGACCGATGGCACCATCGGAAGCACCCCGGAGGATTTGGGTCCACGCACTCGCCCGGTTATCGGTAACGGCAAGATTCCCGAGCGGCGCTTTGAGACTCCGCCCCCTGGCTACGGAGAGCAGCGTGATCCCCCTGGCACGCTGGTAACCGGGCCAGACACCCCGCCGTCAATGTACCGCGATCCTCGTGACTACCCACCGCTTCCTGGTTCTCGTCGTCCGAGCGACCCGAAGCCTCGGCAGCAGCGTGAGTTCGATGATGTTCAGTTTGAGGACGCTCCCGATCCCGCACCCACGAAGGGAAAAAAGGGGAAAAAGTCTCAGACCCAGGCCGAGGAACCTCAGGAAACCGCGCCAACTAAGCAGCCGAAGCCGCAATCCGGTGACAACTCCCCCGAAGCGGTACGTGCCCGCAACTACGAGCGCTACCGCGAACTTGAGCGCCAAGGAATTCTGAACCCTGGCGATGCCGACCGGATCATGTCTGGCGGCAAGGGCGCAAGAAAAGTCTACGAGGGAACCCCAACCGCAAGTCAGCGGAAGAAGGGTGTCAAGCCCGGCGAGGCTAAGAAGGCGAACAGCAAGGAGAAGAAGGGCAAGCAAGGTGCGGCAGCACCAGCAGGTGTCCCCGAGAGCGCCGATAGGTTGGCTCGCCGACTTCGTGGATCCACCCCCCTCGCCACCACGGGTGCTGTTATTTACGCAGGCTTGAATATGGCTGGAAGTAACGACCGTCCTGTCGTTATCCCAGGCCAGGCTTTCGATTCCAAGAACTCTGTGCGACCAACAAGCACATCATCAGATGCGAAAGCCCCGTCAAAGTTCGTGAAGGACAAGTACGGTCGCCGGATCACTCGCAAGGAGTTCCAGCGCCGTGAGGATTTCCGGCAACTGCGTGAAAGTTTGCGCGGCAAGGTTCCCGATTCCGCGTTGAAGGAAATGCGGGACAAGGAGATGCGTCGCCGCCAGAAGTTCCGCAGCAAGTTCAAGAAGAACAGCGAGTTCAACGTCGCCACCCGCAATATCGGCGGTGGCGGAACTCAGACTCGCATTCTTGACACCGATGCACGCAAGAGAATAAGTGGGGTGTTCCGTGGCTAGACAAGGTGGATACCGTTCACCAAGTAACCCCGCCCCGGTGAGTGGCCCCGGTCGCTTGTCTAAGCGAACCGACGGAACCCCGCAGGGTTCCATGCGACTTCCTGATGCTGGATACGGCGAGCAGAAGGATTTCTTGGGGATTCAGCAGGGCGCACCGATGTCCGGCTCCGCCAAAGCGATGCCCAACATCACGCGACTAGATGCACCGACTGAACGGCCCGATGAGCCGGTTACGGCTGGTGCGCCCTCTGGCCCTGGTCCCGGTCCA